TACCCTGAGTGATCTGAGTGGGATCTGCTCCCGATACCAAAGCGTTTACGTGGGCTTGTAGCCCAGCTTCGTCTGGCTCTCGACCCAGACCCTCCCGGTACAGTCGGGTAACGTAAGCGGTAGCCGCCTGTGGGTCTCTGAGACTAGCAGCGGTCCCCGCGAACTCCCCCGCTCCGGTAAAGCCTGAGATCAGGCTGTACGGGTCAACCTGACCCCCCGCTGTTGCGGTTCCGTAAGGGGCCATGGTTGTTAAACCGGGGAGTCTTCCCCCGAAGAGGGCTCGTCCTGAAATATCCTGAAGCTCCCGTGACTCAGCCTCGGTACGGGGCAGACCACCTAAGGCCTGTTTGTAATATTCCCTTATGGCAGGAGTTGACTCAGCGAGAGCCCCGGCCTGAATACCCAGAAGCCCACTAGAAACCTGAGCTTGCTGCTGAGCCTGCTGGGTGAGAACATCGAGATATTGCTGTTCCTGGGGAGAAAGCTGAACGGTACGTCCGTCAGGTAAACGGACCTTACCCCCACCCTCCGAGACCAAACCAGCGAGAGTTAGGGCACCACCAGCTCCCAAGGTAAGTGCCTGGAGAGGATTCTTCTTTACCGCATCTAGAATACTACTACCTATCTGAGAAAGGATACCTTGGTTTGGTCCAGCGGGGACATTAGCCCCAACTGGAGGCATACCACCACCGCCCGCCCCTATCGGGGATCCATCTACCCTGTTAGTAATAGGGGGGCCTCCAGGATTATATTCCATATTAAAGCCGGGATCAACTCCTCCTGGCTCAACTCCTGCCCCGAACTCATCTACATCGGGGATCTCGTACAATTCTCCGGTATCGGGGTCAATATGCCAAGCCATTAAAGACCTCCCAATAAACTGCGAGTCCCAGCATAGCCTTCCTGGCTAAAGCTGGGGCCCAGCATCATTCTACCAAAATCGGCCAAGGAACCAAGACCACCTAACTGGGGAGGCTTCGGCATCAACTGACCCAAGCCTGGCTGATTAACTCTAATCCGAGCCATGGGATCATGAGAGCCCAGAGCTGAGGGGCTGAGGTTTGATCTCATAGCGGTTGGTAGTCCCGGAAGTTGTAGCATAGCAGCTTGGTCAATCATTTAATATAATCCTCTATCGACGGGCTTGTGCTTCAGGAGATGCTTCAATACCCCTTAAGACATCGTACAGTCTAGATACGGTATTGCCTCGTGCTCCTGGTGCGTTCCACCAAGCACCCTTCTCTTCCTCAGACGGTTTACGACCGAGATATCTCTGGTAAGCTCGGTCAATCATCCAGCTCGGGTCACGAGCGAGAGGGTTACCGGCAGCAGAGCCAGCAAAGGTATCTACAAACCATTGCTCTTGGTCATACTGTTGCCTACGCGCCTCTGCTTGGGAAGCTTTTGCTGCGTATGCGTCAACGCTACGGAGTCCCTGTTCCTCTGGGATACCCATCTGGCGCATTCTGGAGCCGAGGTAAGTTGCGGCTTCACCTATTACTGCATCCTGCCAAGTATCGTAGCCAAAGCCTTTACCTTCGGGACGGCTTAGGTCGAAGCCCTCTGGAGGCTTTAGCTCGATGCCCCGACGTTGCGCTTCAGCAAAGACGTCCTGTAGACGATTAAGTGAAGCGGCCTCTTTCGTATACCAGTCCTTTAGAGTAGACTCGGCCTGTCCGCCATAGGCTGCGGGATTACCCGTTCCGGGGAACTCACCGCCGAACCTGGTCTGGGAGAAGTACCGCTCCTGGTCATAGCGAGGAGTACCTATTCCGGGGTCCCCTTTGCCCGACCAGTCGCCCGCCGATATTGTTTGGGGACTGTAAAGATTAGTTGCTAAATTCTGTAGCTGCTCGGGATTCATAGACCTTAGGTCAAGATTCTGAGCTGGTCCTAGGCGTTCCAACGCCTGTCTTTGCGCCTCACCCACCGACGCGTCGGCCTTACGGCCTAGCTCTCTTTGGATGAACTTATTCTCCTTAGATGCGAGAGCCTCGGAGCCGATCGCAATTGCCATTAACAAAGGGATTGCTGCTAAACCAATTGGGTTTGTCATACCCGACATAACTGAGGCTGTGAGAATTGGTGCTGATATAGCAGTCTGCCTACCTATCTCTGAGCCACCTGCCTCGGGATTCATGAGCATATTAGTAAGAGCTAAGGCTGGTGCCGCAAATGCTCCCGCGGTTCCTGCCGCTGCACCAAGCCCTGTACCACCCGCACCAGCTAGACTAGACAAGCCCTCATAAGCCTGAAGACCACTCAGTCCGGTACCTATAATAGCACCGGGATCCTTAGGATTTTGGGTAAGTCCATAGATATTAGAGGCTAGACCAGCTACCGGAGCGGCGGCTCCCGCAAATCTACCAAGCTCTCCTAACTCAAGGGCAGGTATCTGACTTAGTCCCTTTAACCCAGACATACCAGAGGTTAGACCTCCTAAAGCTCTCCCGGTAGGATCCCCTTCGGATTCTACAGCCTTAGCGAGTCCGTAAAGTCCACTAGCTGCTCCGGATATTCCACTCGCCGTTGGGGAGACATAGGGAGTTACAAATCTGGAAGCTTTTAGGGCCAATCTGGCGTAGGGATCGTATTCGCCTAAGAGAGCCATAGAATACTCCTTAGGGCTTTACTGGAAACGTAGGCCGAAAAGTATTTAGAGCCTCTGGTGTTAAAATAGCGTCTAGGTTCAGGGTTGTAGGGAGATCTCTCAGTGCTTGACGGTACGCCCTAAGAGCAGCCTGCTTTGCTCCACCCTGTTCCTGATCCCTAAGTATATCCTTATCGGACTCATCCAGAAGCTTATCCCGATCTTTTCTAATCTCGGCTAATCTTTGTGTCCTAGCTTTGGGCATATCCACTTCGAGTTTGGCTCCTACACGACCCCAAGCATTCCGAAACCTACGGGTTGTAGGCATGTCAGTTTCCTCAATGTCTACCGTAGTAAAACCTTGGTATCGAGGATTCTTCTGAATAGTCAGAGTAGCGGCTCGATCCAGTAGAGCATCGTCCGACTCACCGAGGAGACGAAACTTTTCAGAAGGTCTAATGATAGTAACGATTGAACCGTCTACCCGAACAACGCAACGTAACTTAGCCATTTTATTGATCTCCCCACGCACAAACCACAGTAACCGTAACGTCCTGGAGAGTTCCTCCGGTAGAATCAACCGCAAAAGTGTCAATGGTTGTAGTACCAGTAGCCAGAGAATTAATAGCCGCTACACTGTTAGAAGGTGTAACACCACTCGTCGCCATGGTTCCGTTAGATCCAGCACCCGAAAAGTCCCGGTCCCAGGTAATTGTGAATCGTCCCACAGCATCATCAGAAACCGAAGTGGCGTTAAAATCAGAGGAGGGATTGATTGCTGGAACGCCACCGGCTACGTCAATACGGGCCAGTCCCTTTAGTATGTTTTGTCGATACAGGCCATGGGCAGCTGGTGTACCGCTAACACTACCACCAATAAAGGCTTGAGTAGCCTGGGCTTGTAGGCCAGTACTGATAAGCCGCATGATGGTAGAACCAGTGTTATTGAAATCCATATTACCGCCACCAACCGTATCAAGGGTCAAAGTACCAACACCCTTGGTGTTGATGGTGAGACCGATATTCGCGTCGGAACCAACAACCTCCAGGGTAGGGGCCTGGCCGGTGTTGACACCAGTAATCTGGAAGCGGTTGACTGCTGAGGATTGGGCAGTTAGTCGAAGTGACTCACGACCCTGGGCGGCGATACCGAAAATATTAGCGGAAACTCGAAAGATTCCAGTATCAGTATCGGATGTAAAGAACAGACTCGGAGCAGCTGCTGTACCATCTTGTAGACCAATACGGGATCCTGTGGCACCGCCTAGATTTACAACACCAGTTCCCTTTGGAATGATATTGATATCAATATTGGTGTCGGTACCTTCGGCACGAATGATAAGGGGGGCAGTAGTAGCTGAGTTTTCGGTATCGAGATAGTTAACCGCTGAGGCAGCCCCCGTCATTTGGAAAACACGCTTAGCCCCAGCTGAAAAATCAATGGTATTAGCAGCGGAGCGGAAGAAGCCGGTGTCTGTATCTGCTGTAAACTCCCAGCCCGGTAGAGCTTCTGTACCGTCAGGCATACCGCTGGTAGCGGTGCCAATCAGACCCGCGAGGGTCTCGGTGTGGGCGTACCACTGAGACCAACCTGTAAGAGTCTTGATAATAAATCTGATCCGTTCCAGCTCTCCGGCCAGGGAGGTAGCCAAGGAAGCTACTGACGCTGGATAGGGATTAGTGTTTATATTCATCTGGGTGACATCTACAGAGTAGTCATCCAGACAAGCCGGAGTAGAGTTTGTTACACCTACCGTAGTAAAGCTGGTAGTTAGGTCAGCGGCGGTAAGCGTGTCGCCTGTGTTCCAAGATCTGAAGATAGCGCAATTACCTGGCGTAGGCCGCCTCCATACTGTGATTCAAGTGGTTACCTCGCTGGTACCAGGGGATCAAATTCTGCCCACATTCTGGCAATCTTTGGGTTGTTTGGTCCGGACTCAAAAAGTCGTAGAGACAGATAGTAGCCTTCTCCACCAATATCTCTGGATCTGCGTCTGATCTCGTTACCCCCGAGCACGGCAGGGAGCGTAAAAGACAAGATGGCTCCAGTACCGGATTGATTAAAGTAGACTGTTCCGATGGAGCGGCTGTCAATAGTTACCTCGCATCCTACATCATAATTACCCGTGGCTTCGTACTCCATATGGAGTCTATAGAACAGTTTCTTAACCATGAACTCAGGCTGAACGTCAGAGAAATCGTGGGGAACCGTTTGGGCGATTAGAGTGTAGGCTGCCCCGTCAACCAACCGATTTGTCTGGTCTAGCTTCCTGACAAATCCCACATTATCCCCGGCAAATGGCCTAGGAATGTTGGTAGAATCCAGAACCATCCAGAGGGACTCATTAACATCCTTATTAACCACACTAACCCGGGTTCGCTCCGAGTTGAAATCAAAGACGAGGCGTCGGTTCTCGACGGTTGTCGCTATCGCGGCGTAGATTACGTGTAGTTGCTTCTTATCCTCGTACCACTCCAACTGGGTCCGGTCCAGTCTAGCCAGGTTGAAGTTCTGCTGAATGAAGGTCCTTAAGTTTAGGGCTTTCATTAAGTTAACAAACTGGATACCAGAAAGAGTACCGTCTCCTTCTTGCATAAGGATAATGTCCCCAGTGTTGGACATAAACGCTAGAATTCCGTTATCAATAGCTATAACGGAGTGGGGTGTAGGAGCCGATCCGAACTCGTGGGTAATAGGCTTTGCGAACCAACCCGTAGGGGTAGTTGTTGAATCGTCTATGTAGTAAACACCAAAGGGATATTTCCACAGGAAAGCTCGGGTAATAGAGGCTAGTCCTGCTACCAAGCGCTGTCCATCACCGGGATAAATATTCAGGCTGAAGGATCCTCCGGTGGTTAAATTCTCGTGATCTCCAGCGTCTGAGCCGTAAAGTCTGTGGGGTGCGTTAAGATTCCCCCCGGCCACAAAGCAGTTTCGGAACAGAAAACCGAAGGTGGGCTGGTTAGTACCAGTCCACTCCACAGGGGGGCTGGAGATATTAGACGTGGTAACTCCATTTCCACTAAGGACTTGGATTACATCATTACCATTAACCGAAAATAGTTTCCGGTTATTGCCGCTAGTTTCCTTGCCACCTGCGATAAACTGGGTTACTTTATTAGAACCCAAGCCACTCTTTAGAGTAGCCTCTAAAGCCCCAGTCATATCAAACTTAAGAAGCTTACCGTCCCCGGTAGCTAGGATTTGTTTCTGGGTAGACGTATCAGGCCACCAATCATTCCCCTCAAATACGACAGGGGTCCCGGAAATGACGGTACTATTAAACTTAGTAGAGCCACCATCTTTTTGGAGCAGATTACCAGCAGTATAGTCGATGTTCTGGGCATCTACTAGATCCCCTGTAACTATCCGGCTGGGATCGTGCTCCGCCGTTAAACCCCTACTAGCAATAGGAATCTGTATGATAGCCACTTTAGACCCAGCCCCCTACCGTAGATCCAGGTCTAGGCCTAACTCTAGGCTTAACAAAGGTACTTTCCTTGGCAGACATCCTAGCCAAAGATTCCCTGACCTCTGTCTTGTACTCCTGTAAACGAGCATCTCTCTTATCTGTAGCCAAGAGTTCTAGGGATCTCTGAGCGATAACTATACGATCATCCCTAGGCAGGATAGGGGTATCTGTAGCTGGTAAACCCCCGAAATCTAAGGGATCCGGTCGGTAGTTATAGGAGACCTGAAAAAGGTGAGGATCCATAGTCCACGGTACCAAACGAATCACACTGTCCGTAATAAAGGCGGCGTAAAGGGATCTAGTGGTACCGTAGATATTTCGAGGTGACATACCCAGAGATTCAGATTCTGGAATAATAGTTATATCGTCCCAGAAGTGTAGCTGGGTAAGGACTGGGAAAGCCAGGATGTCTGAGGCTACCGTAATCTCGTCTTGAAAGATGATAAAGGAACCACTAGTATTCGTGCCAGTATAACTGGCCGACAGCGTTAGAGTATCGGTTCCTGCGGTATGGGCGGTGATTCTAAAAGGAATCCCATCGGACTCTAAGTAGAACTTACGTCCCGCCATAGAGGTAGCGATGGTAGCGGATAGAGTAACCGTAGCTCCTACTATAGAAGTTACCGTACCAGTTACCTGAGCTATAGAGACGAACTGGGTCCGTTTCCTGGCCCAACGCCAGGGCTTCAGAGCACAGATCTCCCAGTAAGCCCTATTAATGTAGATCTTTACGTCAATGTAGTGATCGGCCTGGGCTTCTGTGGACACGTCGGTTGGCAACATCTCTCCGGCCCGTCTTACTACGTTACGTAAAATATCAATACCTAGATCAAACTCAGCCAAGGCTGTCTCCTAACTCGTAAAAATTGATGCGGAAACAGAACCTAGCGCGTTAGCGAACATCACTACTCGGATACGCTCGCTTTCCGCCAGTGTAATGCCGCTTATTGTTGGATCCCAGAGATACTGGCTATCTGCTAATACAGTTAGCAATTGGGTAGCTAGTGTTGCTGAGTTCGCAGCATTCCGGTGTTGAATCTCAACCCTGGCGAGGATCGTACCAGAAACCATCACCTTAAAAGTTTTGTTGGGGGACCGAAGATTATCGGCCAGACTGAGGGCTCCTGTATCTGCCAGAAGATCCCCAGCAATAGGGTTAGTCTTGATACCCTCACTGTACCATCTAGAAGGCATTTCTACTCCTAATCGTGAAAAATAGAAGCCTGGATAGTACCGACTAACGTAGTATCCACAACCACTCGGAAGCGTTCATTTTCTCCCAGGGTAATACCATTAACCATAGGATCTATAGTCAGGGGAGTAAGAGCAACTACATGTATCAATTGGCTCCGGAGCGTGGTAGTGTTCGCAGAATCTCGGTGTTGCAACTGTATAGAAGCTGCTGCCGAGGAACTAACTAGAACTTTGAACGTCTTGTTCACCGAGGGTTTAAAGGCCCCGGTATCTGCCAATAGATCATTGGCCGCAGGATTTACCTTCTGTCCCTCACTGTACCACCTAGAAACTGCCAAAACTACCTCCGTCTCGGACGGAACGTGGGAATATACTCTCCACCTGTAGGAGCCGCTACTACTACCTCTCCGATTATGAAGCGCAAAACAGGATTAAATTCCTGTCTTGGTGGGGCATAAAGGACAGGATTAGTAATAGATATGTTGCTAACAGGAGCAGCTGCTTCTCCAATTATAAAACGTATAACAGCATCAAAGTTTTGTCTTTGCGTTAATTGGAGAGTAGGTGTACTAGCAATAAAAACAGGAGTAGATAGATCGGTTAAGAAACGTAAGATAGGATCAAGATTTTGTCTTTGTTGTAGTTGGAAAGCAGGAATAGATCTACCGAAAACAGGATCGGATAGATCAAGTAGGAAACGTAGAACAGGATCAGGGTTCTGCTCTCGTCGGTGGGGAAAAGAGATAATACTCCCCCCGAATGGAGGAATCTCAAGAACAACCGATTCTCCAGGGAAAGAGCGCAGAACAGAGTCAAAGTCCCGCGTTTGATCGTCATAGACAAAGACGACTGGCGCTCCGTTAGAAGGAGTTTGTCCCAGGACAAGAAGCAGTGACATAGTTTAAAAGAACCTAGAAGGTTCTTCTTAAGCCCAGCCGTCTACCTCAGTAGCATCTATCTCTGCCCACTCAACCTGAACCACGAAAGTCCACGTACCAGTGGCAGGAACAGTGGCCCTAATTATAAAACCCTCATTCTGCTCAAATAAAAGGGGATACTCATCTCCAGTATCCCTCTCCCAAATACTGATCCCTGGATTACCAAGAGTTGCTCCAGCCGTAGCACTCAGGCCGAAGGCATGTCCGGCAAAGGCATTTGCGTCAAGAGTCTTTGTTCCAGCCCCAAGAGCCGCAGTTGACGAAATACGAACTCCAAGTCCTGATGGAGCAAGAGTCGTAGCAAAGTCTGTTCGTCTCTTTTGGTCATTAGTACCAAAAGAGATAGCAGTTCCGCTGGTTCCGTCAGCTGTCCAGCTGCGAGCAACAACCACTTCAAACTTCCCAAATCCAGCCGTGAAAGCAGCTATACCTCCTCCAGCGCACTTAACCGAGCGGAGGAGCATCTTTCTAGTTGTATCTGTCCATCGAAACTGAAAGATCTCTGCGTTTGCTCCGAGACCAGCGGCCATAGTACCACTTGGTGCGCTAAGAGAATAGGATCCTCTTGTTCCCAAGTGCATGGGTCGCTCTGACATTCTGGCGGCGAAGTGCGTTGAATCTACTGCGAGCTGTGTTACACTGTCTTTACCTAGAACTTTATGGAGCCAGCTCATAGTCTATCCTCTTAGATCCATGCCCACCGAACATTAAATAGTCCAGTCCCTAATGCCGCCAATGAATGTGCCTTAATGGTAAATCCCGTTCCAGCCACAACTGAACCGCACACCAAAGGACAGAGAGATCCTGCCTCTTCGTGCTCATCTACGCCATTATCAGCTGTAGTATCACCCATGAAGAATGCTTCAATATGGGATGATGCCAATATAGACGCCTGCCCGGTAATTGTGACGGAGGCTTCGTCGGTCGGGGTTGGACCAAAATCCAGAGTTGCAGTCCCCGTAGGCATTACTCAACCCACTCCACTGAATAGGATGATCCATTTGCATCAACTCCGGCGACGTTCCGACAGCTTATCTGACTACGCAGTAAGCCGTTGATGATTCGCCAGGGTGTTGCCAGAGGGAGTACGACAAACCCAAGACCTCCGTGTGCGTTCCAGTCCTGGGCGTGAAGGTTCTCAGGATCGGTTGGCAAAACGGGAGCCGTCGCGAATGTACCAAACCGCAGCAGAGCCGTATTATAATTTGGATTATGTCCCTGGATTGCTCCTACGGGTGTAAATGTACTGGCTCCTGCCGTAGATGGACGAACCCATCGGGTTCGATAACCTGTCGTGGTGGTCATACGGCCCCCCCACCCGATAGAAATTACCTCTCCCACCTCACCGGCACCGTCTGCTTCTAGAGTCCAGTTATCCTGGACCGTTGACGGTGTAAAAGCACCTTGGTTTCCACTGAAACTTGGCATTTTATCCTCTCCTTAAAAGAGCGCGTTGACGTTCTAGTCTTTCTACTTGCTCATCAATCTTCTGAATGTGTGGACGGCATCCTTCAACTAAGGTCCTATCCGAACAAGGCCCACAGACTGGTGCTCCACAACACCCACACCAACCACCATCCTCTTTCCATTTCGCCTTTATGAGTATCTTTTGACAGTGGCTGCAACAGAGAACATCCTCCTCTGTAAGCTTGCCACCAGAGGCTCGATCATCGTTGAGGAGATAACCAGAACCGTGAAAAAGAGATTTCAAGATTCTACCCTCATGGACGAGTTCCGCGTCGTCTTGCTACAGAGATCATTGAATTGGAGGGTGGGTCTGATCTTGGGGGATCCGTGGTAAAGGAATCGCTCAATGGGCGCTCCGTGTTCTCGATGCCGGCCGGAAGGTCGTCGATCGCTGTGATAGACCGACTCGTCTTTAGCGTTGCAGAGAATTGTCCGGATTGAAGATAGAGCTTGTCGAACTGATTGCCAATCCATGGAGTATCCGTACCGTCCCATGAGATCCCGGTCGTAAGGTTATCGACTGATAGAATAGACATACTGGTTTTCATAGTAGTGGAGAATTGTCCGGATTGAAGATAGAGCTTGTCGCCCCCCTGGCCACACCATGGGGTATTCGTATTGTCCCACGAGATTCCCCGTGGGTCGTTATCGACCAATACGATAGACATACTGGTTTTCATAGTAGTGGAGAATTGTCCGGATTGAAGATAGAGCTTGTCGGACAGTGCGCCGCACCATGGAGTATCCGTACCGTCCCATGAGATCGACCGTGGTGCGGTATCGACACCGCCAACCGCAAGGCTCGTCTTCAGCGTTGCTGAGAATTGTCCTGACTGCAGATAGAGTTTGTCATCTGTGATACCAACCCAGGGAGTGTTTGCTCCGTCCCACGAAATCCCTTGTGGGCTGGTATCGATCACGTTGATCGCACGACTCGTCTTCAGTGTGGCCGAGAACTCGCCCGATTGTAGGTAGAGTTTGGCGGTGAGGACCTGACCACACCATGGCGTATTACCTGGCAACGCGCTCTCCTGCTTCACCCGCTGTTGTGACTACGGCATTACACTCACAGACAAGATCCGAGATAGGACATGAGGACTTATGTGTCAGTAGCCCTTTGATCGCCTGTGCCGCATCGTGTAGATCAATCTCCTGGTAGTGGTGACATGGGTAGTCGTAATGGCACCAGACAGAAAACTTCGCGTCTCGGGCTCGCTCACAGAAGCTGAAGTCATTGCCTTTATTGACTCGCCCATCCGGATAGAGCTTACGAGTAAACGCTCCCTTCTGAAGATCGGGATGCTCAAAGACGCGTCTCGCAACCATAAAGCAGCCAGTACCGATCGCATCTACGCGCTGCAAACCCTCGCGTGGTACGTGTTCCCGGTATGCATCAACCGATGGGTCGTAATCGTAGCCGTTCCAGTGAATGGGCCGTTCCCTGACTCCCCCGCGCCAATGCCAGACCGGTGTTGGTAAGCCTACAATGTCTAGATCCAATTCAACTAGATCTAGGGGGTTGCAGATAGGGGGGTTATCTCGGTCGATTGAGAGCCAGAAATCAAATTTCTCTCGGAGAAAATCAATGACAATGTGGTGCAGGTTATTCTCAAACGGCTTTGCTGCCGGAGGCCGTAAGCTAACCTCGTAGCGTTGGTCTCGAAGCAGAGCAGCCCAAACAGGCATCAGGGCTCGGTGTAACCAGTGCTCGTTGGGGAATGTAACTAAGACACGCTTCATTTATGGCTGTACACTTGGGTGGAACGTAATACCTAGCCTGGTGAACTGATCTGCCCACCGACGTAGCAGGTTACGTTTAACACCTGGGGAGGTATCGTTAGGATCCAGGGCTTTATCTATATCTGTATGAACAGCATCTATCCTGGCCTGACTAGCATTACGAGCCAATAGAAGATTCCGTCGCGTCTGTAAGGCGTTGAGAGTGTCACCGTCTATATTCTCGTCCGGGAGATGTGCATAGGCTTTGGTGTCCCAGAATGTTTGAGTCTCCGCCTGGGTCATGACACTTATAAGAGTTGGGAATGTGGCGATGGCCTCATCAGCGAACCGACGACTCACAAGCAGCATACCCCACTGCATACCACGTGGACTATCAACAGTCGAAACCTCATGTCCAGACTGCTTATCATAATGCCAACTCCCACACATATGCTGCCGAACCTGGATATCAATACGCTCCGGTGATAGATTTCCTGCGAGCGGTCCGGCAATCATGGGTAACCTCTCCCATGCTGGGTGATCTGCGTGCCCGTTCGGACGAAGACCGATCTTAACCTTAATTGGAACAACTTCGGTTACCATATCTTTTTAGAAATCCTTAGTTTAGCCCTTGAAGCGCCGGAGAAACTCTTCGTAAGCCGCTTTAGCTAGGGCTAGTTGCTTGTCGTAGCCAGCAATCTCTGCGGTGTACCGTACCTTTTCGGACTCCAGTAGTTTCTGGAGATTCCCTAACTCTAGGGTGTTAGCCAGCTTTGCATCTTCGAGTTGAGAGACGAGAGAATAGGCTGCAGCCTCTGTGTCTTTCTTAGTCTCTGCTAACTTGATATGAATCTTATCTAGAATGCTGTGGGACTCGTTAACTGCCTCGTCGGCGGCTTTCTGAGCAGCTGCCTTTCTCTCCGCACAAGTCGCCTCTACTCTAACAGCTGCTTCCTCAGCAGCTACAGCCTTGGTAGTCGCATCGGCTACAACACCTTCCAGTTCCTTTGCTTTCTGCTCCAGAGCTGCTATGTGGTTCTCATACTTAAGCACGACACTCGCTGCTTCTCGTACTTTCTGGACAGCTCGGAGCCACGTCTCCATTTTCTCGAAGACATTCTGTGCTTCGGCTAAACTCATCTCAGGCATCTCTTTACCTCCGGGCCGTGGTAGAGGCGATCAGCCGGACAACCCAGTTAGCACCAGTGGTGCCACCCAGAAGAGGCCGGATAAAATAAACGTTCTCTAGGATTTGCTCAATCCTGGAAGTTGCAATACCAGTTAGAGCGTTGCCCTGGGGGTCATTCAACGTGTGCCAAACCGTAGGATTCGTAGGCTCCAGAGAGCCCTGAATCGTTATGGTAGAATCTCCGGCGGTACCTAATTCAATCGTAACTGCTTTGTCAGTCATATTACAGACCGGAACAGGAGTACCGCTGTCTCCGGCGTCAAGGTCATCCCAAAAGCCAACCAAGACTCCGGTAGGCACCTGCTCCCCTATAGGCATTGCGGTGCGCGTGAATGCCTTAACGGCCATAGACCTTTACCTCCCTCTCGAGACCCAGAAGGGTCTTAAGGAATCCAAGGGATTCCTCAAATAGCAGGCCCGCCCACTGCAAGCAGTGAACCAGCATCTTTAATTTCGGTAACCAACTTGGTCGGCTTCTTCTGTCGCCCCGGCTTTCGCTTCGAGGCTTGAACTTCAGCGTCTTCCTTAGCCTTGAACTGCTTCAAAGGCTGTGCCCTGCCTTCTAGAACAAACTTTTCCGCTAGGGCTCGATAGGGCTGAGGGAGAAAGTCTACATCCTCTAGCTCAGTGACCGGGGAACCATCATGATAGAAGAAGTCCTTACCACTCTGGAAGATAACGGGACGAGCCGGAAGACCAGGCTCGCTAAGTATCTTGCTACCCCCAATAATTGCCCAAATTGGCTCTTTGCCGTTATCCCTAAAGGTTCTATCTACCGTAATGTACTTATCTTTACCTAAACAAAGCACCTGACCCAAAATAATCTCCTCTCGGAAAGGGGGGCCGAAGCCCCCCGGTTACCAACCAATTGCGTAAAAGTTAACGGTTCTTGCTCCAGGAACCTCGGACGTGTCAGCCTCCAGGAGAGGGCCACCAGCAGCAGCAGCCTCTTCCTCGAACAGCTGAAGCTTTCGGTTAACCCGATCGTACCCGTAGACGTACTCGGTCGTGTTGCCTCCGGAACCCGTAACCTGGAGAACATCCATTTGGCGATAGAAGCCAAATGCACTGTTCACCGGCAGTGGAATACCGCCCGTAGGATACGTGTCTACCCCAGCAATAGCGAGGGTACCACGGACATGACGCTTCGCGTCTGCAATCCAGCGGTCCTGGACAACAATCGTAACATCAGCAGAATCTAGAGCAGCCATTTCTAAGCTTCCTCCTTGACGCCTTCTTTCGCTCTCCTCGCCGACGGAGTCGGGAATACCAGGAGCTAGCTTACGCTGAAGACGTTGGAATAAAGGGGCCGACCGAAGCCGGCCCCTGGTTAAAAGCTAGTTTAAGTCGTAGCGACCATGTCACTGTTGTTGCCAGGAACCTCCGGAACCTCCCGTACCAGTAGGCCCGCTCGAGCCTCGGTAACGGCAGCCGAAGCATCCGTAACCTCAACTATGACCTCATCGCCCTCCACCAGAATCACATGCCCCGTACCCGCCACCGGAATTTCCTTATAGATGAACTTACCGGCGGTGTGAGTCGTAAGCAGATTGATAACACCAACATCACCATCGCCTCGACCAGTATCAGAGGCGTAAGTCGGGCGCTTGTCGAACTTAACAACACCCGCGTCACCGGGGGCAGCATTAAGCAGGACAAAAGCCCTAATCACCTCGCACTTAAACGGAACAAGGATATTAGCCTTGTCGCCCGTAGTCGTAGCATCAATGGTGGGGTCGCCGGTGTTAGCTCCGGCGGCCCACAAGAACAGAGTAGGACTAGACAGCGGAGAAATCATCTAATTACCCTCCTTTCCCTAACCAAACTTAGGAAGAAGTGACGTGAATAATGCGGGCCTCACCGTCAGTGTTGGTATCCCAAACGATACCAAACTGAAGCATCCCGATCCAAGCAACAGCGTACTGTAGACCGAAGTTACCAGGGATCGCGGCTCGAAGCTCGGGGTCCATGACTACAGCCATGGCCACCGCATCATCACCAAAGAAGACGGCCTCACCTAGAACACCAGCGAGACCCTTAGAGTTAGAAAGTGCGTTGGTGTGGTTGACCTCGATGAACTCAATGTTCTCGATAACACCAACCATGCCCCGCGTAAAGGACTCCTCGGACTGTCCAAACTGTCTCCACTGCAAGAACTCCGGATCATTCTTCAGACCACGAAGCGCCTTGGTAGAAGCCAGGCAGACGTACCGATCCCCACCGCGCCACCCAGGAACGTGAATCGTATCCATCATGTAGTCACGAATGACCTTCACATGGGACACAGTCAGGTTCTCAGTAGCCTGCGTAGAAGGCGTACCATCCGTATCGAACGTACCACCCGTCACGGAGGTTGGGATGAACTTGATCTGAGCAGTCTTGAAAGCCGCAGCCGAAGCGGTATCCATGACCAGACCCATTTGCTGCTTCAGCTTACGCTGGATCTTGTCAGTGATATCGAAGTGGCTGAGGAGATCAGCCTGCTCGCTGTACTCGCGTTGTGTTAACTAGTTGTCGCCAACTAGACCAGACTATACCATTTCCCCGACAGACGACGGGGAATCAACCTCTGTAGTCGTTGAGGGCTGTGCTCGACGAGTAAGGGTACCGTCGGGCCATTTACGTACCCGAATTCCCTTTTTATTTAACTCATCTAGGCGTTGTATTGCTAAGGTTCGTACCCCTATAAGCCTGGCTTTCTCTTCTTCTGAAAGCGTCCGAATATCGTTCTCATTTCCTAGGCTTATCCGGTACTCCACGAACCCCTTAACAATTTCGGCTTGTTCCTGTTTGATGATTAGGTATGGAGTGATAACATCTAGAAGTTTCTTTATCGTACGATAACCAAAGAAATGGAAGTCGTACATCGTAGCTTTCATATTCTTTCGGGGCTTTTGCTTACCCTGCCAATACGGTAGGTTAAACTCAACCAGAAACTTCTTACACCGCATAGCTCCGGCTTCGCTCTCAATTGCCAGCGTGATACGAGGCAACTGATACCTTCTGTCTCTGAGAACGAATCCGATACTACCTTCACCATCAAACAAACCAACAAACCAACCTAAAAGCACTTCCCTGCTGATTGTCTCTCCGCTCATATTGTTCCTCCCCGGGAATGAGCTTCGTCGAGATGTTCCAGCACTTGGGCTGATTTAGACGCGATCAGTTACCTGATCGCCGGACCTTAGTTGATCCCGCGGCCCCAGTACGTAACAGTAATCTGTTTCGTGCTGAGACTGAACGTGTCGATCGGAACCCGCTGGCCCTCTGTGAAGGTAGCCACCGTCGGCTCCGGAATATTCTTAACTCGGGTGATGGTGACACTCTCACCCTTCTTCTTGCCGTAGCCCGGCTCCACGTCCACATCTCTATGTTAGCTTACGGTCTCCCGTAAGGACAGACTATATCTTGACCGAACTTATGAGCCTTCGGTCCCAGGCGTATAGTCGTTGAGGAACTTCTCTAATCCTTTATTACGCCGCCAAGTTGGATACATCTCTACAAACTGTTTGATGATTTGTAGCTCGTCGGCGTTGTAGGGAAAGTGTTTGTGGGCCAATCGGCTCTCCACAAACTTCAGAAGGAGACGTGCTCGGCCTGCCTTCTGCCCTGCAAGATGGGGAAGGATCATAATTAGAATCTTGTAGCACGCTGAGATACGCGCAGTACTAAGATGTAGTATATCTGCGTTGATCTTGTGGCTACAATCCTTAGCCTTTTCAGTGACTAGCCAAATACCACTTGCACCTAGTTTCTTAAACAAGTCAGATGCTCGTTCAATGATGAGACCATCCTGATTGGTGATCCCTATCTTAGGTGCAACCACCAGTCCAGAATTGCGCTTTACCTTAGCATTCTTCTGGGTGATGATGGTAATGTAGCCGTCACCTTCTATAATACCGGCTAACCATCCTGCTTCAGAATCAGTAAGAATTTCCTGCTGATTGTCCATATATCCCTCCGATTTTTGCTAAGTAGCACGGATAGGCTCTTAGGATTTTCCAGCATACAGCCCGGGGCAGCATGGGGCTTACGCCCTACTGCATGAACTTAGATTCGGCAATAGCCGCCTCCCGAATCTTGGAGCTGAGCGCCCAATTCTTAAAGACTCCCGCAGGCGCGTCGAGAGTCCATTGAAACTCCTGTGCCATTTTTAGACTCCTTTATCTTAGACGCGGCGACCAGTCATAGCCCGAGCTTGCATTTCCTTGATCTGCTCGACCATGTTCTTGGCCTGCGCTGGCGCGGCCCCTCCACCAGGTGTTGGGGAAGCCCCTCCACCCGGCATAATCACGGCACCCGCCTGATTAACACTCGTCTGAACACCTGCCGCTGCTGTTGCTTTCTGTAGCATCGGGTTCAAAACCCCTCTGGAAAGTTCAACGGCTCGGGCAATCTGCCAGACCAAGCGATCATCAGGGTGAGTAACATGACCCGGAGTTTCCCGCTCCGCGCGACCCGCCATGGCCCAGAACAGTTCCAAGGGAACGTCAGGAGCTTGCTGGGTCACCGCTTCATTAATGGTTTGAGCTGCTAATACTTGCCTCTGGACAGCAGCCTGCTCGTCCCTTTGCTTGTTGAGCCTGATCTCAAGCTCACCCATAGCTCTCCGCGAACCTCTATCCTCCGCAAACTGGAGGAGTTTAGCAAAGGCCGCTTCGTCGTTCGGAGCTGACTGGTATTCGAGCCAAGCCCGTTTAACGTCATCCTCGACAGGCTTACCAGGCACCACGGTCTGATCGCCAAGACCAGCCTTGAGGACTGGACCGTAGATCGGGTGGTTAAAGATCGAGTTAAGCTCGTTCTTGAGTTTAACCGTCTCCTGAGCCTTCTCATGGAAAGCACGCTGCGTATCCTGGACTCGTTTCTCGGCTGCCTCTAGCTGAGCTTGCAGCTCTGCCGAATCGCCACCTGGCGGGGCTTGTGCTGGGACAGTAGGGATGGTTATAGGGGCCGCAGCGGGAGCCGAGCCCTGCTGGGGCGCCGTCGGAGCGGTGGCTGAATCCTGAGAACCGGGAGCCGCCGCGCCTTGAACTGGTGTATCCATAAAGGGAAAATCTCCTTCAGAAGCCAATGTGTTCTAGTTGTTTGTCTTGTAGGGATTGCTTCGCTTGAGCACCCGCCATCCGGCGTGCCGCGATGCGTTCCATAGCCCCTAGGCCGAGTTGAACCTCGCCACCGAGGCGGACGATGAAATCGTCTAATACTTTGAGAACATCAGGACTTACCGTCTTCTTCTTGACTTCGTCTAGATAGTCGTCGTGTAGTTTGTAGAGAATAGGAAGAAAGTCCTTAACCCACAGGTCCGAGTTGAAAAAGGCAACTAAACGCCGGGTTCGTTCTGCTTGGGAAACCTCCTTTTCGTCTAACTTAGCTTCGTCTAGACGCATAAGCTCTATAGCTTTGCGGGATTTTAGCTGTGGAATCAATGGCATGGGTGCTGGTACGTTCATTTTCTTTCTTTAGTAGGGAAGTATGGCGCTGACGGGAGGATTTGAACCCCCAACCCTCTACTTACAAAGCAGTCGCTCTACCTTCTTTGAGCTACGTCAGCTAACCTCCCGGAGGTGGAGTCGGTCCGGGGGGTACCTCAGGAGCCGGGGAACCGGCTTCTGCCCCTGCTGCTGGACCGGCCGCGAGTTGCATCTGTATCTGGTTAATCATCTGATCTACCTGAGACTTTGGAATCATAGGCTCCTCAAATACGTCAAGGCGCTCATTAACTCCCATACGCTCCGAGATCACCTTGAGTACCTGAGAGGGATTCGTATAGCCTTGGTAACCTGGGGAAGCAGCTAAAGTAGCGAATTGTATGATCTTTTGAAGCTCCTCTGACTTCTGAAGGGCTTGGGTAACTCCAGTAAACACAAAGTCGTAGTTGCCTTGGAGAGCCTCAATACGCTCCTCAATAGGCATCTGAGCTAGAACCATCTGAGCCTCTGGACCCAAGATCCGACCTATGTTGGGATCGGAGTAGGCATCAAAGAACTGTAGGATCATGTCGTAGCTAAGCTCTACAAGCTGTCTACCAGCGTGTTCCAGGTTCTTTCCCATAGCCTCAAAGATGGCCAAGGACTGAGATGTCTTGATCTGAACCTCACCCTTGGTTATATCGCTTCGGCTACCCGGAAGACCAACCGCGAAGTCCGTAACAAAGTTGACGTTTTGTCGGTTAGCATCAATGTAGTTAAGGGCTGCTAGGATCTCGTTAGTGTCCATCTTACCCATGTTAGCCGGGATAAGAGCTGGAGACTCGGTGTGTTTAACCCAGAGTTTACCAGGGTAGTGGTCTAGATCCTCCCAGTCCACCAAGGCGTCTTGGTGAATCTCTGTGGGAGGATTAACCGCCCAGTTAAGTCCGTCAGCCCACAACATGAACACGTTAGAGAACAAGGCAGAGAGGGGAGCATCCTGCTCTAGGATTCCCCGTCCTTCAAACCTAGAAGGATGTACGACAGGACTACCAGCAATAAAAGGCCACTTGCGGCGACCAGTGCTGAGATCAGTGGCCCAAATAGGATTGTCCACAGGTCCGTACAAGATCTTGCCATTGCTGTGCACCAGTAGAGCATTGGGGAAAACAACATCTCCATTCTCGTCTAGAATATCTAACCAAGCCTCATCTATTAGATAAGACTTCCGGAACTTGTGGCGCTCAAAACTGTACTGCTTCCGCTCGTATTCATGACGCTGCGATTCGGTAGCATACATATTGCCTAGGCCCTTATCGGGGGCCGATAGCAATTCAGAGAGGGCTTGCTGATCCCAACCCATCTGGCCCATCTGCTGGAGAGCGGAACGATCCTTCCACTCGCAGTGGTACAGATAAGAACCAGAGAAATTCTCTCTGGGACGAGAGTCCGGATCCCTGTAGATATTCCAAGGCATTACCAAATCTATACCTAGAAAGGTACGGGTTCCATATTGGAACTGGGGTTGTGCTCTCTGAGTCATAGGATCTAGTGAAGCAGACATAAGCTTCGGAACTGAAACAGAAACGGGCCGAAGCTTCCAGTATCCGGCTACCCCGGTAATGAATCCAACCTTGGTACCGTCCGAGAACTTGTAAGGTAACCCGGCGTTGTTTAGGAACAGCCTCAAAAGGGGTGTCCAAAGCTTAGCGGCTCGTTCCTGGTCTCTGGCGTCAAAGCCTTCGACCCCAAAGGATTCCCTGGATTCCAAGAGGGAACGCTCAATAAGAGCGGTAGCTTGCTCCACAGCACTGTATGGTTTAGGTATCCAGAGCTTGGTTTGCCAATCCTCTTTGCCTGGAAAGTCTACGTCGTTCTGCCAGAGCCTCCACCAAGATCTCTGGTTTTCTCGGAGTCGTTGGGTAGCTTTCTCCGACTCCATCTTCTGGACCCGTACCAGCTCTGAAAGATGGGTAGTACTTAGAGATTTAGCTTTGTTTAGACCCTCGGCGGAGGCCGCCGGGTCTTGTCTCATCTCTTCGAGGCTAGGCACTATTAAGTCCTTGGCTTAAGTCTAACGTGAGGGAAGTCTATATTACTAGGCTTGACTGGGGAGAACAGATCCTCTCGAGGACAGATCTCCTCACCTAGGGAATGTCGGTGGGTCCGGTGAAACTCCCTACAATGCACACAATACCTTAGAGTAGCTTTGCGTCGTCCTGCCATAGGGGTGGTTCTGGGTCGACTGCTCCATTCAGACATAACTTATTTAGGTACCCTCGTCTTTACAGGCGGTCTCCGCCCACATCTACATTTTGGAGTATACTTGTCTACTACCTCTAGCTGCCCACACTTCGGACAAACAATTACAGTCATATTCCTACCAGGCTATTTCTGAAATAGGTCTTGCCCCGGGCTAGGCGCTTAGCACTTGGACTGAGCAGTGTACGCGGTCTTACGTCCTGTCGGGTAGCGTACGTCTCAGCCCTATTAGGGCTAGCAATACCAAACCCCTGGGTTGCCCCAGCCCACTGAAGCGCCGGAAAGCCCCTAACACAAATTCCGGCGGCGTCTACTAGATCCCAGGAGTTACGGTCCCCGGGAACGGAAAGCATGCAATCTACTAGAGTTTTCTGGTTCTGTCCAAAAACTACGGTACCGCTCTCTACCCAAGCTGACCAAGCGTTGGCTCGTCTGAGCTTGTCTCCGTCGGGTTTAACCAGATCCACGTAAAGATTGACACCTCTGGCTCTAAGCTCGTGCTCCAAGATTTCTTTTAGGGCTCTCTGGTAGGCTACGTCTTCAATACGGACCGCTCGGGCTCGGTACCTTTGAGCAACAGTAATGATTTGATCGACTTGCTCGTAGACGGACCAGTGACCGGCCGAAGCCTCCAAAACATAGATTCGTCCCCTCTCCAGGCCTGTTCTGCATTGTCCCGCAACAACCAAGGCAGACTTCGCTGAGTTATCTTTCTCGGAGATAGCTGGATCAAACCCTATTTCTATAATTAGATCATCAGGTTTCTGGATTTCAGTACCCTGTCCCCAGTATTGAATCCAGGAGGAATGGAAAGGGTTCATCTGAGCGAACTCTATCCACTCCCCGTAAAGGAACCGCTTCGCTAGGGGAGTATCCTTACCGAACAGCTTTTCTAGGCGCTCGTAATAACCGGGGGTGAGATTGTCTCGATTGGTATCTCTTGTACCAAGGTATAGCTTGTATTCTGGGAAGGGATTTGTCGGTAAACCCGTCCCAGAATAACCGAAGTCTCGGGCAATCCAATGTGAGGGAGCGGGGGGGTTGCCCGTAAGCCACAGCATGGGCTGATAACCTTTTTGACGCCCAAGTCGGGACTGGAGGAGTAACATGAGTTCGTGGTCAATGCCTGGTTCCTTTGTGAGACTCTCACTTACTAGATTAAGACCGCCTTGGGGCTCGTCGACCCAAGCGGCGGCTAGATCCAAGGAGAGGATGTTGGTAATGTCGTCCTTCTGATCCATAGCTCTAAACTTGATTTCGGCGGGTCGAGACGGATCTGAGGTCCTTAGGTAGAAGGTACGGGTACTACGGACGTACTCTCCGGCGGAGCCTTCTGGTAACCAATCAAAAAAGGTACGCTGCGTCGTGTCAATTAGGTTCGGGTAGGTATCTCTAATGATTGCTATCGTAGCTCCGGGCCAGGCTTGGGAGTAAAGAAAAGTCTTCATAACCCCGGCGGTAGACTTACCACAACCCAAAGGCCCGAAGAATCCCGTGGCGAATGTAGGGTCCTCAATAAAGCTCTTGGCAGTCTCAGCGGGACGGTAGTCAATGCTGAGTTCTACCTTTTCTTCACTGGCCTTAACTTTGGACGGCAAGGTTTTCCTGTACTACTTCTCCGGGCCCTTTGGGGCCCGTAAGGAATCCAAATGTAGGGTCCTCAATAAAGCTCTTGGCAGTCTCAGCGGGACGGTAGTCAATGCTGAGTTCTACCTTTTCTTCGAGGATTCCGCTACTTCTGGAGCCGGGCTGAGAGCCGCCGGACTCGCCTCGATAATCTTAGCTTGCTTAAGCTTCTTCACGTCTAAACCAGCAGAAAGGATAATGGCTACCTGGGGAGGAGCCTTGGACTCGTCTCGTCCTATTTCCTTTAGAAGCCTGGCGCCTAGTTCTAGGTAAGCCAGGGCTTTGGTTCCCTCCAGACCTCTTTCCCAAGCTTCAGTCAGCAGCCACGGTTTCTTCGAGGCTACTTTTACGAACGCGCGCAGTATTGAGGCGCGCTGCTTTTTGGTAAGGGGCCTTACGTCTCCCGCTGGCATCGGCAGTCTCACTCGCTCTCAGTTTGTTAAGAAAGGCTTCGTGTCGTTTAACGTAATCCGTCTTAGGGTCTACGTAGGCCAACTTTTAGACCTCCACCCAATCCTCTGCTAAAAGATCAGTTTGGGAAGCCACCCAAGGCACTACGTCACCTTGAGCTGTCTTCATATCAATATGGTCGCGGTACTTGATCTTAGTACCCTCCGGGTAGATGCCTAGAAGAGGGGGTCGGTTCACCTCGAACTCAGAACCGGGAACTAGGAAGATAAACATTCCCTTGCCGTTCCACCCGGCTCTGGCTAGTTTGCCACCAAATTTCAGTGATTTAAGAGCTTCTGAGAAAGTCATCTTAATAAACCTGCCTCCGGCGACGGAACAGCTCCTTACCCCCTTCAAAAGGAGTACGGGCCCCTACCGCCTGAGCTTCCTCGGCCGCTCCCGCTGCTGTAGCGGGCAACTGCTCCGGAGTCATGGTAACGTCAGCCGGGGTAGGTTGGGTCCTCTGGAAGAGTCGCATAAGGAAATCGGGGGGTAGCGACCTAAGCAGAGCCGCTATGCCGCCCAGGCCCGAAGGGCCCTGGGTCTGGTTACCCAGCCCTTGAGATGTGGGAGTAGGATCTGAGGAAGGATAAGGAAAGGGCATAACTGGTAATCTCCTCTCGTGGTTACGGAAACTCTCGCTTCTAGCCTTGGCAGCGTTAACCGCCTCTTCTAAGGTTGAGTAACCCCTAAGTGGTTCGTTTGGTAGTGTCTGGCCAGCTTGGGGTAGGGCGTGTCCATAGACATTGAAATACCTACCATCACGCTCAATAGTTTCGGATTGTTCGTGAGCCAATTAATCTCCTGTGATGGTTACTTTAAAGACTCGGTTGGCGTAGAGAAGGAGTTTAACGACTTCCGGGGCTTCTGACGCCGCGACGCTAAACGAGACCTTACCTTCCCCGGAGGAGTCGAAGCTGATTCCGGTTCGTTCCGAGAGGATAGCTCTAAATGAAACTGGCCGTAGGTCGTCAAGAGTTCCTTCAGGTCGCTGGTAGATAGAAGGGCCACGCCCTCTTCGGGCCTTGGGGGGAGGGAGAGGGGGGAGAGAGAGTCTTTCGGCTTCTCGTACAAGACTACGGCTACTATCTTCCCTTTCGGACCTTCGGTCCTCAGGGAGAGCCCCTGGGGCTCGAACCCTAAGCCCCGGCTCCCTCTCCAGGAGCGGGCTTTCTTCAAGTACTTCACGATCCAGCTGGGTATTCGGTTCCGTAGCTTTACCTCCAAGTCAGCCAAGGGGCTGTTAACGTCGGGACCTTGTAGCTGGTAGCGCCTCATCTTTCGGCGTTTTCCGCCGAAGTATTCGGCTACCTTGGCCTCTAAGACCCGCCAGTCCGGTTTCAACCCGGTTTCACCTGACTTTTCAGACCCTTTTAGGGTCTTAAGGAATCTTACAGATTCCTCAAGTCTTGATGTCGGGAACCAGAAGGTCGCAGGGCTGAACCGAATAATCAAAAGGCTTAACTACGACCTCCTCCAGGTCCAGGGTATTCGGGTTAACCTTACCAGTAACGAGGTGGTGCCAGATAGTACCGTCGTAGTAGGCAGCGATAAACCTCTGGGACTTGGATTCATAGAAGGCTACCCAGCCAGGAAGCTGGTTCTGCTTGAGTTGTAGGACGGGGGTCTCCCCGCAAACCACCCACTTCTGGGAAAAGTCCTCCCCTACCAGCTCTTGGGCGTTCCTAAACGGAAAAACAGCACTAGAGGGGCTCTGCGGCCCCTCCGTGGCCTTCTGTTCCCCGGGGATGGGGGTAGGGGTGTAGTCAGCCCCGACGGGGCTAGAAACGGCTCCTAGAGCCGCTAGAAGGGTGAGAAGCGCTGAGACTGAAAGTCTTAAGGAATCTGTAAGATTCCTCAGAACGGGAACGGGAAGAACGGGAACGGTAACGGAACGAAACAAGACTAATCCTCCTGGATTTGAATTTTAGACGAGAAATGGTCTAAACCACAGTAAACACAAGCAAACCTCAAGGAACGGTTTTGGCCCCGGGACCGCATTTCGTGGAGAACGTCCCGTTTCCAGAGATTCTTAGAGCACTTCGGGCAAGGGGCTAGTTCGTAAAGGTAGTACAAAAGTCCTCCGGACTTTTTAAGGAACCTAAAAGGTTCCTCACAAAATCCCTCCGGAGCCCCGAGGGGCTCCTTTTCCTTATCTGTTTCTATTCTCTCTACTATTATACCACACTTTTGCCTAAAAGTCAAGTAAAATCTTTAGTGTAATGTAAATACTTGATTATAAAGGAGAAAGAAAGCGGGGTCTTTAGACTCCTGGAGGGTAGTTTTGGGAGGTTTTTCAGAAAAACGTGCAAGTACCTGATTATAAAGCTCTTTTAGACTTGGTTTTTGGTAAAAAAATTTGGTTAGCGAAGAGCTTTTTAAGCTCTTCGGGGTGTATTGGAAGTGTTTGATTCTAAAGGGGTAAAATTTTTTACTTGACAAGGGGGTAAAAGTATGGTATAATATATAGAGAATGGAAATAGAAATCCATAATAACGCGGCGAGCAGTGACGAGCCAGATAGCTTCGGCCCTACGGGCCTCGCTGAGGGCCTGAAAAAGGCCCGAAAGCAAAAACCGAGTCCCGGGGGGAGGATCTCTAACTCTCCGATCCTCCCCGGGGACCCAACGGGTCCCCGCCCCACCTTCATCTCAGGGGGATAGAATCTCCCCCTTCGGGGGCCCAACGGGCCCTCAGTAGCCAGGAGAAAGGAGCCTTTCCCAAGGCTCCGAGGAAAGCTATAGAACACCCCGGAGCCTGAAAGGCTCCCGCAGAAACCTCCCCGAGGCCCCGGAGGGGCCGAGCAGGAACCCCCCCAGGAGCCCAACGGGCTCCCCGGCGGAGTCTGAGGAACCTTTCAGGTTCCTTAAGAAGCCTAAAGGCTTCTGAAAAGACTCCTGGAAAGAAAGACTAGGCCCCCGAACGCTTCAAACAGCGAAGCTAAAGGGGCCTTTTTAGTTTAATAACTTTAACGAAACTAAAACGGGTTTAAAATTAAGACATAATTACTCCCCAAATTAAAACAGAATTACTGTCAGATAGCAAGGTAAGTGCTTGATTTTATTGATTAAATTGAAAGGGGTCTCCTGGGGAAATGGAAAATGGAAAAAATACGGGAGTGGCTTCGCTCCGGGACTTCGGCCTCAAGAAAGGTCTTATTTTCCGCATACTTACGGGACGGGGACGGCAGAAGATTTTAAGAGGGGGGTGCCTAGAAACTAGTGCCCAGAACCTGGGGGGGCCCGGGGGGCCCGGGACTGGGTAGAGGGAGCCGTAGGCTCCCGAACCACCAAACATTTGTTTAGTGTTTTTTATTGAGAGTTTGGCGGGTATGTTATAGGCGTACCCTCTCAGCTTTAGAGTATACCGTGGTATAATCCAGGGTGTTTTTTTTGGAGCTTCGAGAGGGTATGTTAGTAGCGGATCGGAAAGGGCCAGCGGTAAGCTGGCGGGACATAGGACGGGCGGCCTTATAGGCCGGTAGGGTAACCAGGTTAGGCTCTGGCTCCCGTGTAAACCGTCCGGTAATTCGTTATAGGTCGGAGGCTCCGGGTACCCTAACCCTCCCAAGAGAGGAATCTTAGAAAGATTCCTTACGGCCTTATAGGCCGGTTGGGTTAGGGGCCCGGCGGTCTAGGCTAGCCCAGGGACGGGTGGGGATTGTTTCGGGTCAGAGAGGAATCCTAGAAAGATTCCTTACGGCCTTATAGGCCGGTTCGGTTCCTCTGGTCTAATCTCGGAACAATCCGCAGCTAGGGTTCGTCGGGAGTCTAGACCGGATGAGTCAGGAAGTGAGACTAAACAGACCATGAAACTTTGCATCGGTATCGGATGTGCTCCGTCGGATGAGGACTGCGCTCAAGTGGGTTCCGAGGGTTACGCGGTTCGGGCTAAGCGGGAATGCCGGGCCCTGATCGAGCAACTCCGGAGAACCCTCGGACCGGAACCGGGAGAAACCTACTTCTCGATCAAGTCGAATCCACATGACTTCGGCAGCTACTACGAGGTAGTGTACTACTGCGAGTCGGAGAATCCAGATTCGGTCCGGTACGCTCTAGACGCGGAAGCAAAGCTACCGCGTGAATGGGACGACATCGCACTCGCTGTTCTAGGCTTAAAAGTCAAGTAACTAGGTATACCGCCGTATAGGGTCTCATAACTCGAAGATTCGTCCGGTTTAAACTCCCTACGAGCCTGGGTCGATTCGATAGAAAGTCAAGTTAATCCTCATGGCTAAGATTCAAGTCAAAGAAACCAGCGTCAAGCCCGAAGTAAAGCTGGACGCGATGGTTTCCATCGGACCGAAGCAAGATGCCACCGAACCCGAACAGGGCGAGGATTCGACCAGCCAAGCTCGCGACAAGGGCCCTAAGGTCTCCGGCATGAATCAGAAGATGGGAGACGCCTCTCAGGCAGAGGAAACCGCTCTGGGTCGGCTCAAGGTCCTGGTCGGCAAGCTCGAAAAGGCCGCGAGTGCTCTCGGTAACAGTATCGTCAAGCTCGCGGGGCAGTACGCTGGAGTTGTCGACATCATCGCGGGAATCCTCGAAGCGAACAACTGGGTTGTTGACAAGTATCGAATCAAGAATCAGGACATCGCGAGAATGCTGCAGGAGCGCGGCGTTCTGGACAAGCGGACCGACAAGGAACCTACCGCCGGATCCGTGAGCCGTTTCATCGCGCTGGCCCGCTGGTCCCTGCACAGTCTTATCACTGAGACCGAAGAGAAAGAGGCTGTTCTGCGCGGAGTCACAATCAATAACAAGGTCTACAATTCCGCGTCGGACGCTCTCCGAACCTCTGGCGTCTCTTTCTCGAAGGTGTACGAATCTTTCGCCGACGCGGTTCGCGCCGTCAAGGCCGAAAAGAAAGGGGGCCGACCCACCACGGCGGGTCGCACCACCGAGGAAGCTTTCAGGACTGCCGCCGACGGATTTTCAGCTAAGGTTGTCACCGAAAAGGACGGCAAGGAAGTCTTTGAACAAGTCAAGGCTACAGCTTCCGTGGAGAACGCTGTCGCCGCGATCTGCGCCATTGCCGTCAAGTTCTCCGGCAAGTTCGATCCGAATCAGCACGCCAGCATTATCAAGTCTTTAGGGGAGCCGTGCGTCGTCGTCAAGGCGGAAAAGACGGCGGAACCGGGTCCCGTCCCAAAGGTCGCCTAACCCACAAACCCTTAAATCGAATCCTCCCCGGCTCGCAAAAATTCCCCTGACTCCCCGACGAATCCCCGGGTCGCCGAAGAAAGCGAGCCCGTAGCATGGACAATTCTACCGGAATCCTCGAAACCCGACCCACCGGGGTTATGGTGGAGGGTCTCATCGTCAACGGTTCCGTCCAGAGTCCGGGTGGTGAGACCGTGCGCCTCACGGTTACCCTGACTCCGACCGAAATGGCTGACATCCGAAATGACTTCAAGATTTACGCTATCAAGTCGATTCGGGGCCGTCTCGGGCTGACCCTGCTCGAAGCGAAGCAAATCGCCGATGAGGCTTCGCTCTGGCTGAATCCGAAGCCGAAGCTGAAGCCGGAACCTGTGACCGCCCAAGCGCAGATGTCCGAACACGATCTTGACCGCTACTCCGAATTGCTGAGGGCCAGAGAGGCTCTAGAGCGCAAGATCATCCGGACCGAAGACCGCCTCGCCAAACTCCAAATGAACAGCGCCAAACTGGGAAATGACATGATCCAGTTCCGACGGGACTTCGGTATCAAAGAACACTTCGCTATCTAACCTAACCTTTTTCCTGGCGACCCTGAGGATTCTCGGAGAGGCTTCTGAAGTGAGCTGGGGCGTAGCTCACAAAGGCGAAGCGGAATCGCTTCGCTAAACATTAACGCCCGCTTTGTTTCTCTCTGTTTGGGGCAGTAAGCTACCCTGGGACCGAAAGGTCCCGGGGTAGTCCTGTTTCTCCGGATCAGGTATACGGCCGTATAACCCTGAGGAGTCTGCGAGGTGCCGCGGTGAGAATTCAGACTAACCCTGGCAACCCCAAAGAAACCATTCGCGGTATACATAGCCATGAGTGTGGTAAGTGTGGGCGAGTTTGGTCCCATAATCCCCCGAAGCGGGAGGACTCAGACCAGGACATTCTTCAGTCCCATACCTGCTGTGGTCAGCTGTGGTGGTTGCTACGCTACCGCTGGTATGCCGATAACCGACCCAAGGGAATTCCAATGATAGAGGAGACTGCCTATGAGTAATAGCAACGAAATCCAAGTCAATGTTGTAAAACGTTTTTAGCATGAATCGAGCAGAGAAGTGGTCACGGGACCTGTCATGGCTAAGCCGGCCAGAGATCCTCATCGGTGGATTACATCTTTTTAACGTATCCGACGACGGCCGACTGGTTATCAGTCGCGATATAATCGTAAATGCACGCGAAGCGATACGGCTTCGCGACTGGCTCACTGAGACCTTTGAGAGGGACGTCTGTTCAACACCATCAGCCGGGGCAGCGAGGGCAGAACTTCAAAGACTATCAACACCGCGGTGACGTATACAGCTGTATAACAGGAAGGGGAGTTACTTGTGGGGATGCTGGCTGCGTCTCTAGTAGTGATCGGCGCATGCACGGTACTTCTGCGTCGCGGAGTGCTTGCTGACGGTTGGCCCGTTATCGGCGCCTGCGCTGGTATAGCGGTGGCGGCTATGTTGGTAGGCTGGTTCGTGGATGATGTCCTCGCTCGACTCCGTGCGAGGAAGCGACCATAAACCGTGGTAACGTATGCAGCTATTGAAAGAGAGATAAATGGCAAGTCTAGCGCAGCAGTGGGCCAAAGCCAACAAGAGTAAACCGACCGACTTTAACCTAACCAAGCTTCACACCTTCCGAGTCACTCGTACTGGTGATCTAGAGTTAACAATGCTTTCTTCCGAGGAAGGAAGAAGCTATACCGCTGTCTATCCTACTGCGGCTGGAATACCTCTGGCTCTTAGGGATTGGCTAACCAAATACTTTGACGAGACCGAAACCGTTAAGGTAGAAGAGGAACCGGAGAGGGGGAGCATGGTTTTTGACTGGAAAGAGATTCATCCGGGACAGCCAAAAGATAATCTCTAAACCCCTCTAAAAGGAGGAGCGATGGACTCCTTTCCGATGATTGCCGCGTGCTTCCGGAATCAAGATGGAGTCGTGTCATTACCTCCAGGGGTAAGCATTTGTTCCTGTGAAAGCACCACAGACCTCGGAGTAGTTAGCCAGGTCGGCGCTCTCGGTCAGATGTGGATTCCTTTTATGTCTATCAAGACAGAAGTGTGGTCTAGTTTCCGTTTCCGACCCTCCGGGTCTTGGGGGAGCTAAGATCATGGCAATCTGTAATGCGACTACGTCGTCCCGCGACGAGGCTACTGGTTCGGTGATTCACTGTCAGTGCATTACTACTGCGGGCCACGAGAATTGGTCCCGGCCGGAGCCTCACAGATGCTCCTGTGCTCCGAGTGGATTCCCCATGCTTTCCGGATACTACATGATCCTAGGAGCTAAGCCTTGAGTGAATATCTAGACCTGGGCGTAGGAGCCTCGGACCATCAACTATCCGAGGATACAAAACGACAACAGAAATACCGAGGCTTAATTCCAGAGCAGAAGTATAACACGGAAAGAAAAAGGAGGCTAAGAACTGTTGGCGATCCTACTCTGGAAGCGCTCCGACACGGAGGATGCGAGTTCCGGGCTTTGGTTGACGCCGAGGCATTCCTGGAGGATATACGGCAGTATATTGACCTACGTTGGGCTGTACTGGAATACAAGGGCTATATAAAGGACGCCTACCTGGTAAGATGGGGCTGTGGCATTCCTAAGCCACCAGAACCGCCAGCTAAGGTAGGGCCTTGGCCGAAGTGGACAGAACATACCTTAGTCTTCCAGGATCAATACGATCTGTTTCGCTTGAGTCAAAATAGGGTCCGGTCCGTGTTTCCTACTCTAGGCGAAGCCATTGCCTTCTTCAAAGGGCATACTATCTGTAGTAAATGGATTCGGTTGGCCAAGGTGTACAAGGACGACGAGACGGAATACGTCGTAGAGAGGGGGCACTAAGATGGCCTATAGTTTCACTCAGTTCGAGCAGGTTAGCAAACTAGCCCTTCAGCTCAAGGAAGGACTCTCAATAGATTTGTCTTGGCTGGGGAGCACCTTAAAATCTAAGGTATATCTGGAGATGGATGGTGATACCGCCACGGTGAATATCCCTGGAGGGAACTACAACCGGAAGAATGCAGCCAGACTCCGGGACTACTTAATCTCTCTAGATTTAGACCTGCAAAAGAAGAGGAGATACTAATCCCACCCGCAGATCTACCCGGAATCAAACTATGCCAGTGGCCATTAGGTTGTCGGAAATCAGCGGCTAAGTGGTTGATAACAAAGCAGTTTACGGTCCGAACCTGTGAGGACCACTCTGAGCAGTACAAGCTCTGGGATATGTTCGGGGTTAAGGGTCGTAAAGGGGTACGCGCTGGGCGCGGCCGGGCCTCCAAAGCCTAGCCAGCCAGGTTCGATTCCTGGGTACCCTGCCAAAATAAAAGGAGGTGACCAATGCTAACTGTTACGTTGCTAAACATTTCTCCACCGGAGGATGGTATCCCCGCCAAGGTAAGTGATTATGCTTACACGATTAATGTCAACGGCTACACACTAGACCAGGGATTCGTGAGGGATCATGCCAGAAAGAATGGGTGGAGAGCATTGCTCTCCCTGCTAGCCAAGGAAGGAGTGAGTACCTATGAGTCTGAAGGGTCTGTTCAAGAAGAGAACCGAAACAGACAGGGTCCTGCCTAGCCTGACTATTGTATGTAGTAACTGTGGTCTAGCCGTCGCTTCTTCTCCGTGCCGAACCTGTGGCTCCGAATTTGCTCGCCGAGTGGAGCGGCGGAGCGGAGGATAGATACGTGAAGCAGGGATTCCCAGGGAAGCATCGCCTGATTAATGGGCATCGCTTGGTGCGGGGCGTAAATCGTGGTTTCGTAAAGAAGCGACCTCAAGGGGTGCGCCCGCTACGCCTGGAGTATCTGGAGAGGGGTCCGGGTGGTAGATACGTTACAGCAAGAGAGTTTGGTTTGGGATCAGACACCTACGACACCCCCTTAGGGTGGCTACTAGCATG